CGCCACGGCCTTTGCCGGCCCGAAGGTAGGCATCCCCCTGCTCCTCTCTGGTGCCGCCATCGGTGCGTTCCCCTTCGTCGTCGACTCTGAGTACTTTTCCTACATCGCCGGCGGGACTCTAGCCTTGGCCGCTGGCCTTGGCATCTATTGGCTTTGGGATCGCGTTAGAGATTCCGCCAACGCCCCCTATGAGCCGCCGCAAGAGTAAGCCCGTTAAGGTCGTCTGGCGTAAACTCGGGCGGGAGAAAGCATGGGGTCAGGCCACGATCGGCGAAGACCTCATCGAGATTGACCCGCGCCTCGGAGCCAAGCGTCAGCTGGAGGTCTTGTGCCACGAGCAGGTGCACCTAATTTTTCCGAGCGCCAGTGAACCCGAAGTAGACAAGGCCGGCAAAGCCCTGGCTAAGATGCTCTGGGCTCAGGACTATCGTCGCGTCGTACTCGCCCCGAACGCCAAGCCCCCGCGCATCACATGACTACCGAGACCTTCACGACCATCGTCGTCCCGGGGATTGCCTCAGTCGCCTACGCGTCCGCTGGCATCGCCTGCTTCTTCGCCCATCGCCCCGCCTTGGCCATCATGTGGCTGTGCTACGCCATCGCTAACATCTGCCTACTCTCGACCGTCCTCCGTAAATGAGCGCCCTGCCTACCCCTCCCAGCCCTGACGATATGCCCGTCGCCATCCGCGACATCGTCTTCGGCGTTCTGATCGGCTCGGCCTCTTGGCTGATACGTTACTTCTGCTCGACTGAGAAGCAGACGCTGGGCTACATCTTCCGCCGTACCGCCACCGCTGGCCTGACCTCGGTCCTGGTCGGCATGGCAATCAAGGGCTACCTGTCCTCCGAGTCGCTGGCCTTTGCAGCGGCAGGCTGCGCCGGTTACGCAAGCCCGGAGCTCGTAGATTCGTTTCTAGCCAGAATTAAGGCTATGAAGGTTAAGTCCCCTACCAAGGGCGACTAAGCCCGCCACAGGGCACGCAGGGGGGTCTATTGGGGTAGCCTTGGGGCTGACCTAGCCACTGCTTTGGGGTGGCAATCTTTCTTGGGAAACAACCTTGACGAATGCAATTCAGTCGGGCAAGGTCATTGACGCACCCCCAATACACATGACCACCAACACCACGACCCTCGACACCGCCCGCATCACCATCAAGTCCTTCAAGACTGTTAAATGGATGAGCGAAGAAACCATCTGCTTCACCGCGTCCGTCCTCATCGACGGTAAAGTGATCGGCGAAGCAAGCAACGAAGGCCACGGAGGTTGCACCTTCGTCCGCTTCATCGGAGACGCTCGCCAGACTTGGGACGCTCACTCCTCACTCATCGCCGACCACGTGGACACGCTGGCAGACGCTGAAGTGAACAAGAAGGAGATTGCCCGCATCGTCTCTAAGATTCGCCGTGATGCCATCAAGAAGGTTCAGTACCTCAAGACGACCACCCAGAAGGGCTTTGTTGCTGGCTTCAAGAACATCACCGACCTCAATCGTGCCAAGGCAGTCGATACCGCCAAGGCCAGCCCCGACTTCAAGACGATGGTCGCCGACATGACCGATGCCGAAATCACCGCTTGGTTCATCGTCTAATCTCCCGCACATGAAACTCCTCCTCGCCCTCCTCGCTGGCCTAGCGCTGGCCCTGTACATCCTCGCCCTAGCTGACGGCCCTGACCTGCTGGACATCCTTAACCGCTTCTAATTTCCCACCATGCCTAACGCCCAACACCCGTACACCGAGACGCTGACCTTCGCTGGTCGCGTCCTCCCCCTCAAACGCCCGATGGCCGAGTACGCCGCTCGACGCCTTCAGGCTATCCTCCCGCAGATCGCCGCGCTTAACGCCGCCGGCAAGTCTCAGGGCGACGCCGCCGAAGCCCTCGGCACCACCGTCGGCACCCTGCGGATGTGGCTCGACATCACGAACACGCCTTGGGTCAACCTCAAGAAGCGTGGCCCGTACAACATCCAGAAGTGATGCGAGTCCTTGTTGCTTGTGAGTATTCTGGAACCGTTAGAGACGCTTTCCTTAAGGCAGGACACGACGCCATGTCCTGCGATTTGTTGCCTACTGATGTCCCTGGCCCTCACTATCAAGGTGACGTCTTTAATATCATGGACCAAGGGTGGGACTTGATGATTGCACATCCCCCTTGCACGCATTTGGCCGTTAGCGGAGCTAGGCACTTTAAGGCCAAGCAAGCCGATGGACGACAGCAAGAAGCCCTAGACTTTGTTAATCGGTTGCTCAATGCAAACATTCCTAGCATTGCTTTGGAAAACCCTGTTAGCATTATCAGTACGAAGATTTGCAAGCCAGACCAAATTATTCAGCCCTGGCATTTTGGACACGGGGAAACGAAAGCGACCTGCCTTTGGCTTAAGAACCTCCCGAAGTTGACCCCTACTAACATCGTTTCTGGCAGGGAGCAAAAGGTTTGGCTTTGCATAGGTAAACCGAAAGGCGAACCTGTCTGGAAGTTTAGAAGCCGAACTTACAAAGGCATAGCCGACGCCATGGCCGCCCAATGGGGCAACATTTCCACCAATGCCTGACCCATCCCACCGCCCCTACACAATTATGACCATCATCCGACCGAACTCCAAGCCGCCCTTTTGGTGGCTCGTCCCCTGGGCTTACGCCCGCACCCTGCACATGAGCGCCAACGCCCTGAAGGCTTACGCTGACCGCCTCGAGGACCTGCACGACCTCCAGCGCACCATCATCGAAGACCAAGCCGCCGACATCCGACTGCTTCGGCAGCGCGTCCGCGATCAGGACGACGCCATCATCAAGGGCACGGCCATCACCCCTGACGCTTATCCCCATGAGTAACTTCCAAATCCTACAAGGCGATTGCATCGACATGATGCGGACGCTCCCAGATAACTCCGTCAACTGCTGCGTGACCTCGCCGCCTTATTTTGGGTTGCGTGACTATGGTTGCGACGGGCAGATTGGTCTGGAGGAAACCCCTGACACCTTCATCGCCAAACTCGTTTCCGTATTCCGAGAAGTAAAGCGTGTGCTTAAAGATGATGGCACTTTATGGGTGAACATGGGCGACTCTTACTCTGGTTCGGGGAAAGGGCCAGCGGGCAATTTGGGGAAGAAACACGACGAAAGGAACATGGAGCACGTTCATTCTGCGATTGTACCTGTTGGTACAAAGCCAAAAGACCTTATCGGCATCCCCTGGATGCTTGCCTTCGCCCTTCGAGCTGACGGTTGGTATCTCCGGCAGGACATCATCTGGCACAAGCCAAACCCGATGCCTGAAAGCGTAACGGATCGTTGCACAAAGGCGCACGAGTATATTTTTCTGCTTACTAAGTCGCCGAAGTATTATTTTGATAATGACTCAATTAGAACGCCCTTAAAACCAGTGACACAAGAGAGAGTTAAAAGCGGGTGGAAGACAGACCGTGCCAACATTTCAAAAGATGGAGCACAAGGCATTAAGGTAGAAAAAATGGGGACGAGATTTGCCCCAGAAAAAGGAGCTAACAAACGCTCCGTATGGAAGGTAGCGACCCATTCTTATAAGGAGGCCCACTTCGCAACATACCCCCCAGAACTCATTACGCCATGTATCCTGGCAGGATGCCCAGAAGGAGGAACCGTTATAGACCCATTCGGAGGCTCTGGCACGACCGCACAAGTCGCACTTCAAAACAAAAGAAATGCCATCCTCTGCGAGCTAAACCCAGACTACGTCAAGATAATCGAGAAGCGGTTGGCCTCCATTGACCCCCTCTTTAATAGCCATGAGTAGCTTCGCCCACCTCGAAGGTATGCGTAACCTCATCCTCGAAATCTACGAGGTCAACGAACGCATAATGACCGGGGACATCATCTCGGCTAAGGCCGCCATCGCGTCGACCAACGTGAAGAAGATACTGAACCACTATCACGAAGCCCTGCACGAAGACGGCGCCGTGAAGGTATCGCTCCAGGCTTACGTCGCGGCTGGCGGCTGGGTCGGCATCCAATACTCCTACGAGCTCGACGGCTTCGAGGTCGCCGGATCACAAGTGCCCCGCAGGGTATGACCCGCCCCTTCTCCATCGTCGCCCTGTTCCTCCTCGGCTTCAACTCAGCTGCGGCCTCAGACGCTACCTTCCTTGAGGCCATCGCTCAGGTTGAGTCAGGCCAGAACCGTAAGGCCATCGGCAAGGCCGGTGAGCGTGGGATGTATCAGGTAGGCAAGGCCGCATGGGACGACGCCAACGCCCTGCTCGAGTCCGAGAGGCACTTCCACTATCAGTGGTCGCAGTGGCGTAACGTCACCGCCCAGGACATGATCGCGGCGGCCCACCTTCGCATCCTTCGGCAGCGCTTCAAGGCCGACGGCTACTCGACCCCCACCCCTGAGCAACTGGCACTGGCTTGGAACCGCGGCTATGAAGGCGCCAAGTCTTGGAACTTCGCCCCGAACGACTACGCCCTACGCGTCGCTAATCTTTTCCGCTTGTCCCAGCGTGGGAAGTGACAAGGGTCTTTCCCATGCACTTGCTCGTAGCGATAGACCCTGGCGTGAATGGTGGCATCGTCTGGTCGCTCGACGGTGATCCTGTCGAGTGCGCTAAGATGCCCGGTTCCGATGTCGAGGTTTGCCAACTGCTCGCCGACTTGAGCTGCAAGGCCAAGGACGTCTCGCTGTACCTCGAGGAACCTCCGCTCTTCGCTGGCAAGAACATCCCCGGCTCTGCCATCGGCAAACTGATGTGGAACACAGGCGTCCTCTACGGCGCCGCCGTCGCTATGGGCTGGAAAATCCACCGCATCCGTCCGGCCATCTGGCAGAAGACGCACACCTGCGGCACCAAGGGCGAACTGACCACGACCCAGTGGAAGAACAAACTCAAGGCTCGGGCCTCAGAACTCTTTCCGACCCAGACCGTCACGCTCTGGAACGCCGACGCCCTCCTCATCTTTGACTCCGCTTCTCGCGGCGTCATCAACTAATCTCCCTATGAAGAAAGACATCAAATCACCCTCCGAGTACCGCATCATCGCCGACTCGTCCTACATCGTATTACCCGATCAGAAGGTCGCCCGCCTCCTGACCCCGACCGTCCGCAATGGCGTGACGTACTACAACCTCTTCGTCCCCGACTACACGCGGATGTCCCTGGCTGACATCGAGGCCACCATCAATGCCGGTGAAGTCACCAAGTCCTCGACCGACGCCAAATAATTTCCCACCATGAGCACCACGCCCAAATCCCCCACCTCTGACCTAGTTGCCGCTCTCGCCGAGCTCGACAACGTCAAAGCCAACAAAGTAAACCCCGGCTTCAAGAATCGGTACGTCTCCCTCGACGCGCTGCTCGACGCCATCAAGCCCGTCCTCCTCAAGCACAACCTGGCTCTGATCCAGACGCTCGTCAGCGAGGAAGGTAAGGTCGGCATCAACACCGCCTTCCTCCACGCCTCGGGTGAGCGCTTCGACTTCGGTCGCCTGATGGTCAAGGCCGAGGGACTAGACGCCCAGAAGATTGGCGGCGCCATCACCTACATCCGCCGTCAGTCCATCCAGACGGCTTGCGGTATCTCTGTTGACCTCGACGACGACGGTGCCGTGGCGGCCTCTGGCTTCCGCTCTGCGGCCTCTTCGCAGACCATTCTAGGCGGTGCATCCACCCCTCGCCCCCTGACCAAATGAGCCAGCCCGACTTCAATCCGTTCGACCCGGTAAGCGCCGCAATGAGTGCAATGCACCAAGGCAACCTTTTGCAAGCCGAACAGGCCAAGCAGAAGGCCGTCCGCTACGCTGGTAACGAACTCGCCCGCGTCATGGAAGACATCCTTGGGTCTGACATGATCACCTGCCAAATCTCCCGGGCCGTGATGGCCGCTTCCCTGGCTAAGTGGCAGAAGGCCAAGACGGGTCAATGAGTAGCCCCCCGCCTGCTGGCATCGAGCGCATCGCCCGCAGCGTCTCCGGCCAGTACGCCTTGCTCCTGTTGCTAGACGGTTACCCTTACGTCGAGATGACCGCTCGCAAACACGCTGACTTTCTCTCCGACCTAGGACTCTGGAAGCGCAAGACGCACCCGTCGCTTGCCCGGTCACAGGTTCGCTTTTTCACGCTTGCCCCTAACGGAGAGATAAAGGAACTTACTTTCAACCGATGACCAACCGCGAAAATATCAAGCGCCTCGTGGAAAATATCACGGGCTCGTTAGCCACCGTCCAGCACATCGCCGGACGTTATGAACAGCACGACGCCGACATCATCACGCTGTCGGATTTAAACCGCTCGGCTATCACTGAGCTTCAGGTCTTCACCGATCACATCGAGACGGCTGACGAAGCCGCCCAGGTTAAGCCGCTCCACGACCGCGTGCACGTCCTCGTCGTGCAACTCCGCGTCCTCCGCAATACGCTTGAGGCCATGGAGAACGCCGCCGACGCCGCTCTGGAAGATGTGCGCCGCATCTCGGCCAGCGTCGAGGGAGCCAACCCCGACGACGACGCCCTATAATTTCCACCAACCCAATAACACACCACGACCACACCCATGCGTATCCCACCCGAACCTATCACCCACCGCGTCCTCTATGACGGCATTCAGGCGCTGAACTACTCGCTTGCAAAAGAGCTTGTCGGCAAGTCGCCGGCCCACGGCCTTGCCTACCTTAACCAGGAGCGCGAGGAGACCAAGGCCCTGCGTATGGGCTCGCTCATACACTGCGCCGTGCTCCAGCCCGAACTCCTGAACGAGAAGTTCGTCACGGCCCCCGAGTGCGACCGCCGCACTAAGGACGGCAAGGCCACCTATGAAGCCTTCCAGTCCAGCCTTAAGCCCGGTATGACGGTCGTCAGCGCCGAGGAGTCCTGCGAGTGCCACATCATCGCGTCAGCCGCCAAGGCCGCCCTTGAGCGTATGGAGGTCACCTTCGAGATGACCGAGTTCATGTTCACCACCGATCACTGCGGCGTGCAGCTGAAATGTGCGATCGACGGCGTGGGTACCGACGGCTTCCTTTACGACCTTAAGACCACCGAGGACGCGTCCCCTGCTGGCATCCTTAAGTCCATCCGGGCATACCGCTACAACCTCCAAGCCTACTTCTACCGCCTGTGCTTCGAGACCGCCTTCGAGCGCCGCGTGCTTGGCTTCCGCTTCCTCTTCGTCGAGAAGGCCCCGCCCTACGCTACGGCATGGGTCGAGATTGGCCCCGAGCTAATGTCCTATGCCTGCTCCGATTTCGAGAAGGCGCTGCAAGCCTACCGCGAGTGCACGACCCTCGGCGAGTGGCCTGCCTACGGTGACGAAGTCCAGGTCATCGACATCAAGGGACCGTCCACCTCGACCGCCATCACCTTTGCCTAATACCAACATGACCACCGAAAACAACCCCGACCGCCCCCCGCTCACCTCCATCTCGACCAACGGCACCTACAAGCTGAAGCTCATCAAGCCGAAGTTTGAGAAGGTCAAGGTCTGGGAGGACGGCACCTGCTCCGCCCGCCTCTTCTTCGTCGACGACAAGGGCTTTTGCCTGAGCAAGAACTTCTCCACCAAGTACGGCAAGGCGCTCGCCATGCTCGTCGGCAAGTACTCCGGCAAGTTCACCGAGGAGATCAGGCTCGATGCTACCGCGGCAGAGTACCTGCAATATTTAGAGCCAGCCTGCGGCCAGACCATCCTCGTCGGCGTGGAGTGTGAAGCCAATGGCGAGTACAACGGTCGCCCACAGTTTAAGTACAAGATGACCTACCCCAAGGGCTCCCAGAAGCCGACCGTGGCCGACGCCCTCCCCGACGCTCCGCCCTTCTAAACGGCCATGACCGA